GAAATCTGACCCGCAATCCAGTTATTCAGGAACCCGCCCCACACCGAGCCGTAAATGTTGCCATCAGTCGCAATATACGCTCCACCGGCATAAACCGAGCCGGGCGATCTGATTGTGCCGTCATTACGGAACTGGAATGACTGTATGCTGCTGTAACCGTCAAAAAGGATTTCAGCAAAGGCATAATTACTGACGACCTCGACTATCCTGAAGGCAACAGAGCCACCATCTTTAAAGTCACCGTCTCCGCCCCGGCCCTTCATGCAGGAGCGAAAAAGCGGCCCGTAAAGCGACTGGCCTGAAGCACCGTCNCCACCATCTTTAAAGTCACCGTCTCCGCCCCGGCCCTTCATGCAGGAGCGAAAAAGCGGCCCGTAAAGCGACTGGCCTGAAGCACCGTCTTTTACTGAAGAGATGACTGATAGACTGGCTTCTTCATTAAGTGCGCCACCGCTCATTGGAACGGCACCAGCCTGGGCTGCAGTGGGTGGATTCTGAGTGGTAAAAAACTCGCCTACATCTGTCGAGTCCACTGTACCGTGAAATTTAGAATCACCACCCCAGTCAATATAAATGTGGTGATTACCGGATGAGTGCAGCCCGCCATTGGCCTGAACTGCATTCCAGTTACCGACCTTATCGAGCGAAAGGGCTTTCCGGGCTTTAGCAGTGTCGGTCAGATCGGACAGGTTTTTATCCGCATTCAGATAACGCTTGTCCAGATTTGCCACCGGAAACAGCGCCAGCCAGTCGCCGGCATCGGCTGCCGGTTCGGTGGCGGTTTCCTTCTGTGCCCGCCAGACGACGCCGCCGTTAACCACCACTGCGCCCGCCGGCCACGTGCCCGCCGCCCAGTCGGGTAGTGCGTTTTGCAGCAGCCACTGGATAGCCTCATCGGTGCGTTTCTGCAGGGCGTTAAACCACTCCATCGGCGGGATGCCGTTCGTCGGGTCGGTCACTTTATTGCCGCTCCCGTCCTTACCGTCGGTCGTTACCCCCCAGCCGCGTGATATTGCCGGGAAGTCCAGCACCTCGCCCTCATTTGCTCCTGAGGCGAATACTTCCCCGTCGGGTCGTTTTCCTGTTGCCATACTTTTATTTCTCCACAAAGGTGTAATTCATGCCTGACGCGCGTGGCAGCACGTCCAGCGATTTCGCGCAGAACAGCACAAAGGCCTCCGTACCGGTGGTGGTTATCTGCCAGTGACACGGCCCCATCACATCAACCTGACAGCACTCAGCGCCAAACAGCAGTTCGCAGGCGCGCTCCAGGTCGTCCAGCGTGCAGCCTGAGAAGTTTTTGATGCATCTCGCCCGGATGAGCGTGCGCATTTCGGTGTCAGTCAGCGTGGCAGATGCGCTGGTGGTGTCACCGTGACGGTACCAGGGCGAACCACCCGCATTACCAGTCTGAAAGCCCCGCGTATCCGGATATCCTTTAAAGGCAAAAAATTCCCGCGCCACCGCGCCGTTAAGCACGCGGTCCTGCCCCGTTATTTTCCCGATGATGCCGAGGTTCACCCCGCCGGCATGCTCAATGTCGAGCATGTCCGGGACCGACAGCGCCCCGGTGAATGACCGCGCCATGTCATCGGCCAGCGCCTGAATGGTGGCCCGGGCTTTCGGTTTCGTGACGTACTGTGAAATGAGGAGGTCTGCATAGCCTGTCATGAGCTGGTGTCCTCAATAACCTGCACGGTGATGCCCGTCGTCAGAAACCGGGCCTTTTCACGGGCACCGATCGCGACCGACAGTACGTCCGCCGGCGTATTGCCGTAGCGCGCCAGCAGCACCTCGCGCACGAAGACGCCGGTGACGCTACCCGCCGCCGCGCTCACGTCTGACCGGTAAACCCAGTCACCCGTTTTATACGCCAGCCCCACGATAGCCGCCTTCACGGTGTCTTCATCCACGTGCGTGAAGTTTTCGCGGCGTCCGATTTTGATGATGGCGGATATATCTACCGCCGCGGGCCGGTCAAAGGCTATCGGCACGGTTTTACCGCTGCGGCGGGTCACGTCCACCGATACCGCGCCCTGCAGGCCCGTTCCCGGCCAGTTATCATAGATGGCCTTTGCCACGGCTGCGTTGTCCCCGCCCTCGACGATATAGTTCACCGTATGCGGTGCCACGCCGTCGGCGTCGGTCTCATCGGTCCGGTTCTCCAGCGCCACCGCGTCGGTAACGCCCGTCAGTCCCGCGATGTCACCCAGCGTGCCGTCAACGCAGTTCGACGAGGCCCGCGCGCGCGACTTATAAAACCGCGCCAGCAGCTCCGGATCGGTCTCTTCATTTTCGCCCGGCGTGGCCGCCACGGTCGTCGTGGCCGAGTCCCAGCCGGCAGTCACCGTCACGATGGAGAGCTTAGTTCCGGCGTCCACGCTGAACTGGCCTGCCTCAGTTGAGCGGAAGTCCGCTTTTACCGTGCCGTCCGCCCCGAACGTGGTATCCGTCTGCGTTACCCACTGCGTGCCGCCCCCGCTCACCGTCGCCCCGGCCGGTACCCTTTTTCCGGCAGTGCCGCCAAGCAGCACATCCTGAATGACTGAATAAGACGCGCCGCGCCGCGTCAGCCCGGCAAAGGCCACCTTCTGCTCCAGCCAGGTGCCGGTGGCGTTATCCGGATCGTTCGCCTGCACCACCGTCTCGATGACGCCCTCAATGTCCGCGCGCATCTGGGCAAAAATGCCGATCATCTGCCCGTCCGGATCGTCAGGGTCCGTCAGGATGTCGTCGCCATAGATGCTCTTAAACTTCGTCACAAGGCCGGAAAAAATGTCGTCGAGCCGGTCGGCGATATACCCCTGGTCCGTCAGCGTTCCCATCAGATTGTTACCTCGCTTTCTGTCCCGTAAATATCGGTAAACGTCGCCGCCACGGTCAGCTTTCTCGTCGCCGGCACGTACTGCGAATCAAACGCCGTCAGCGCCTTCACCCCGTCAGTCTGCAGAATGCAGCTGCGGATATCAGACTCCAGCTTCACGCGCGTGCCCCGCCGTGCCATGCTGCCGGACCAGTCCAGGCCGTGCTCCAGATCCAGAAACCAGTCCTGCTTCAGCGACAGCAGCCGGGTTTTCACCTTCTGCCGCACGCACTCAGACTTGCTGGCGTAGGATGCGCGGCCCCGCCCGAACGTCCAGTCACCCTTTCCGTCAGTCCGTCGTGTCCTCATGCCTGCGCCTCCGAGGTCTGCCCGTTCTGGCTGTCGGTATGGTGGTGTGATTTGCTGCCGATGCCGTCAACCGTTACGTCACCGCCGGTGACCTCAACCGATCCGGTAATCTTCGCCGCCGCCCCGCTGCCGCCACTGGCCGACAGGCCGCCGTTCATCGCAGCGGTCCCGGTCACCGTCAGCGTGTCATCCATCGTGACGGGCTTCATAAATTCGGCCTGGCAGTGAACCGTCAGCTTTGCGCCATCGATGTCAACGTTGCCGCCGGTGTCGATGGACACATATCCGGTGCCCTCAAGCTGGCGCATCACGATGGCGTCGTTGCGGAAACTGCCGATAGCCCGTGTAAGGCTGGAAAAGCCGGGCAGAAACCCGCCGTCGCCCCAGTCGTGCTGGCGGTGCTCGGCCGCCTGGCTCACCTGCCCGCTGCTGAACCAGTTATCGATACAGCGATCGGCAAACAACACCCAGCCCTCATCGCCGGGCTTCACGGGGAAGGTGAAGGCGAAGCCCCCGCCGCGCGGAAACTTGACCGGCACGTCCGCCAGCACCGTCGGCGTGATGGCATCGCCGTTCTCATCCGTGCCGGCAATGGCCGGCTGCAGCGTCACCGTCTGCCGTTTATCATCAAACGCCGTCACGATGGCGGGCATGGCCACGCGCAGGCGGCCTGATAAATCATCCGCCGCCGCTGCCATGACCGAATCCAGCGAGGCCGTGTCCCGGCTAAGCGTGCTCATCTTTTTTCTTCCTCTTTTTCAGCTTTTTCGCCTGCTTAAATTTCCCGTTTACCAGCGTCAGCCGTGATTCCCAGCGGGACGCGTGCGTGTCGCCCTCTGATTTCACCGCCACCACCTTGTAGTCGCCGTTGTAGTACGCCACGATCGACTCAACCCGCACCAGCGAGCCCACGGTGATTTCCGGGCGCAGCAGGCAGGACACCTCCAGACCGCGATCGGTGGGTTTCGGGCTGCCCAGCATGCCGCCGGATTCGTTCAGCAGCGCTCCCTCACCCGGCAGGCAGTAATCCGGGTGCAGCACGTGCAGTTCCCCGTTCTGGATCATCCAGTCCGCTCCGTAATGGTTCGCCACCTGCGTCATCACGTGCCGGGCCGGGCCGTAACAGACCTTCGCACGCGTAAACGTCACGTCAGCCGGCAGGCCGATATTTCCCGGCGTGATGCCGGTCATTTCCCCCGCGCAGTGTGCAATCGCATCCTCATGCGTGCTGCCCGCCGCCAGCGTCACGTTCACAAACGCATCCCGGTACGCGGTAGCACCGTCGTCGCAGGTCAGCTCAAGAATAAAGTCCAGCCCCTCGCGGACAACCGCAGGCTTCGTGATCTGCCCGGCGTACAGCACCCGGCAGTTCTCCAGTGACCCGTAGCCGACCGCCAGCGCGACCTGCTTAAACTCGCCGCCGGTCACCTGATGCCGGTGTGAAGGGGTCAGGTTCCAGACGCGGAGCGTGGCCTTGTTGGGCGTTTTGTCGTGGGTGTGGGAAATGCTGAAGGCGATGCGGAGGTTGTTAATCTGAATGGATTCTTTACTGTTGCCGATCGTCAGAATGTACTGACGGCCATACTGCTTAATCGCTGTCATTGCTCCTGTCCATCAGGTAAAGAATGCAGCGGCTGCCCATGTCGCTGCCGCCGTAAGGGTTCAGCGCATTGCCGCTGCTGTCGTACAGGTAAAGCCAGAACGGCAGGCGGGTGCGCTTCAGCACCGGCACGCCGCAGACCAGGGCATAGCCGCTGATGAGGGCCTTATTAGTACCGGCGTCAGAAATATCCACCAGCCACTGCCCGCCAGGCGGTACCGGGTTATAACGCAGGCTCAGCTGATACCTGGTGCTGCCGACCGTGACCTTCAGGGTCTGGTACGGATCGCTGCTGACCGCGAGTCTGTAAAATGTTGCCATGCCCGTTCTCCGGCTCACATGAAAAAAGCCCGCACTGCGTAAACAGTCGGGACTTTGTTTTTTGCAAATTGCTTCAACGCTTAATCGGTGGCGTATGTCCGCCGGCAGGTTTCCCCTAATTTTCAATACCCAACGCGGCGGCCTGCTCCTTCAGTTCCGGCGGCAGGTCTGCCTGCTGAAGCTGCTGATTACCTTTATCCACCGCCTTTGCGGCCTGTTTTGCGGTGCGCCCGCCGGTTTTACCCTGTGAGGGAATCTTTAAACCTCTGGCCGTCTGCGTGGTCGTGATAAATATCTCACGACATTTCAGACTGAATACTGCTGATCCGGTGCGGGTGAACTTTACGTCCACATTCAGCAGCAGGCACTGATCGTAGCTCGCCGTCTGCGTGGTAATGGCGATCGGGGTAGCGGACTGCTGCATGCTGCGCAGTGCCTTCAGCGCATCGGCAACACGCTGATCGCTGGTCGCCAGGTCCGCTGAATCCGTGTCCAGCAGGGACGGCAGCCAGGGTGCCAGCGCCCGCTGGCCGGATGAACCACCCACCAGCGAACTGGCCGCAGACGCCACCTGGTCCAGCACCCGGTTTGCCAGGCTGACGCCCTGCGCGGTAAGGCTTTTGATTTCGCCCGGGATGGGCAGGTCGTCGATAAAATCCGGCTCACGGACATAATTATCCTCCGCCAGCTGATTAAACAGCGTGTCCGTCGGATCGAAGTCCACCATGATGCCGGTGATTTCAAAAGGTCGTGGCGTCAGTATCGCGTGATCGGAAATCTGCGAGCCGGACTCGACCGGGTTATCTGTGACTTTAAGCTCAGAGTGGTGGCTTTCCTCCGTCACCACGTCGAAAACAAAGGTGCCGATTCTGGTTGTGACCGCTGCGTCGCTCAATATCGCCTTCCTCCGGTACCGTGATTTTCCATTGATGAGGCCAGCCCGCTGTTTGCCTCACGCAGCCCCGCCGCAAAACCGGCAGCGTCCTGGGTATAAACGTTGACCGGGCCGTGAATGTTCACAGAGTGATCGTCTTTATGCTCAACCGGCGTGGTTTTCTCTCCCGGTTTATCAGTGGCGGCAGAGTCATGAGTACTGAACTTTTTACCTGCAGCACAGGATGCCGCTGTGGCCGGATCGGCTTTTACCGGGCCGGATGGCAGGGTGAAATAATCACGGTAGGCTGCCGGGCGATTCGCCTTCGTCCACTGCGCAATCTGCCCCAGCGTCCAGTCGGGATGCGCGGCCTTCAGCGTTTTAAGGTAATCACCGCTGCCCTGCCGGTGCTTCTGAGCGGCATCATCTTTTGCCACCTCATCATCCATGTATCTGCCGACACCGCCCTGATGCGCCTTCTGCTTGTCGGCAAGTTCTTTCTTTTCTGCGTCCGACAGTTCAGGGGCAAGACCAATAGAGGACAGCGCCTGGCGTCCTTTCAAAGTGCCGATGTCCATATAGTCCAGCCAGTAGCGGAACCAGGCCATCATGCGGGTAATGCCATGCTCAAAGGCGCTGAAAAAATCGTTCAGATATCCTTTATCCAGAATGCCGAGCTTAAACTCGTCCCACTTTTTAATCAGGGAGGCAATGCCCGCGATCGCCCCGACGACGCCCACCGCTATCAGCCCCGGCAGCAGGGCCAGCGGATCAATCAGCGCGGTCAGTGCCGCCACAACGGCTTCGCCGTCGCGGACCAGCTCAAGTGCCGCCGCCACATCACGGAATCCGCCGGCAAGTTTTGCCACCAGGCCGATGATGGTTGTCCATTTCGACACGAGAAAAATGCTGGCGAGAAGGAATTCAACGCTGTGCACACTGCCAAACCACTGACTGAATTTTTCAGCCACCAGCCCGGTCAGCCGGATAGCCTCCGCCACGATTTTCACAATCAGCGTCAGGATCTGACTGATGCCCGCCAGCATCTCGTGCGCATCGGGTGATTTCGCCCAGGCTTCCCACTGGGTGATCATACTGAATAGCTCATCTTCCAGCGCGGCAAATACGTGGTTGTCCATCACCTGCATCTGGAAGGTCTGCCAGTCGTTGCCCCAGCGTGCAATCAAGCCCGTCATGGTTTTAGCGTGTTTATCCATGGTACCGCCGAAGCGGTCGTCAAGAATTTTAGTCAGCTGCTCAATAGTTTTATTCGCATCGCTGATATCCAGCTTGATGGGTATTGTCTGGCCTTCCCTGTTGATGTAGGAGCCGTGATAGGACGTTTCGCCGCCTTTACTGCTCCTGTGCAGCTTGATCCCGGCCTGGGCAATCGCACCGCCCATGGCATAGCGGCCTTCCAGCAGTTCGCCGACGTCTTTACCCAGCATGTAGCCGATCCCCGGCATGGCGGCCATGGTATCGCCCATTGCCTTCATGGCGGCAACAGTCGGCTCAACGCCGTTATTTTTCAGCGACAGGAAGGCCTCTTTCGCTGCGTCCAGCCCCATTACCGGGTTGGCGCGTGCAAAATTAACCAGCCAGTGAAACTTCTGCTCACCCTCTGCCGCCGTGGTGTAAAGCGACTCGAAGGTGACCTTCATGTCCTCCATTTCTTTCGCTGTGCGGATAAATTCACCGCCGACCTCTTTTGCCATCTCCGCCCCCTTTTCCAGCGCGTGGGAGAGCAGGTTGGCCGCCGTGATGGTGCTGAGCAGGGAATGGCGGGTGCTTTCACCGTGGTCGCCGATACGCTGCAGCTGCTCGTCAAACGCCTGGCCGCCGCGCAGGTCGGCCTGAAAACCCAGCGCATAGAGAAATTCGTCGATAAGGGCCATATTAGTTCCAGAAGTAAAAATCCGCCTTCATAGAAGGCGGCTTTGTTTTCCGCCCCATAGGGGCGTACTAAGTTCGGACTCTTAGAGCCCTCTCTTCACACCTCATGAAGCGACAGTTGTTTATCTTCAACTTCATGCTTCTCTTGATATTTTACATATTTAC